ATTGATGCCAAACTTTGGCACTACCATTTAAAAGATAATCTGTATCTATACTTCTTGCAGTGCCATCTATCTGTCCACTTGTTGATAATGTATCAAATGCTATTGTTCCGTTTGCCATTATGCTAAGTCTCCTATTGCTGCTCCACAAGGTTGAGTATCACCTGCACTACCATCAGTAGAACCTATACCTTTTTGTCTAACTCTAGTAGTAAGCACACCAGTAGTTAATATTACATCATTTCCTGTTGTATTAAGTGTGGCACAAGGATAGGCATAGTCATCATTAGCCATAGCATTAGTAAAGGTAAAATCATACGTTGAACCTGCCACATCAGTTATACTAGCTATATTAAAACTATCTTTTAAAGTAACATCATTGGAACTCCACCATGCCTTTGCCAACCCTTGCTGAATACTTGTCTGATTGCTACCCTCACCTCTAATAGTCATAGAGTTTGCACTTGCACTAACTACAGGTGTTGAGCCAATGGTTATGGTTGTTGCAGTGGACTTGCCTGTGATTGTGTCTAATACTACTGTACTCATGCTAAATCTCCGTGTATTGAATAACTCCAATATGCATAATCACCCATGCCTGAAGCATTTGATGTAACATAAGAATGTACTAATGCTATACTTGCAGTTGCAACACTACCATCTTGCAAAGGTTGACTTTGGTATTGATACGCAGTTTGGTCTGAGCCATCAGCATTTGCTCCTGCTATAGAGTAACCTTTTGCAGTAGCCATGTTATTACTAAAAGATATTGTTGATTTTCCTGCTGTTACATCTGTTGAAGAACTAAAATTTAAACTATCTGTAACAGATATACTACCACTGCTATTATCTCCAGCAATCCATGCTTTTGATAACCCACCTTGCAGATTTGTTGTGTTTGTTCCACCTTCTGCTACTACAGATATAGAAGATGCACTTGATGCACCTTTTAGTTTATCAATAGCTATCTCTGATGCACCACCACGAGTTAAATATGTATCTACTTTAATTGTACTCACGATACCACCAACCTTCCACCATCATTGACAGTCAATGTAATCCCACTATTTACAGTAAGTGTTCCTGTTACCTGTGCATTTTCTGTGGCAAGTATTGTTACGTTTGTATCTAAGGCTTGTGCATTAGTTCTAAACAAACCACCACCTTTAAAGTTACCTTTAAACTCTGCTGTAGGTGTTATTGTTCCTGCCGCTAATTCAAGAAAGTATACAAAGATATTGCCTGTACCACTTGAAGGTGCAGCCGAGAATGTCAATGTTGAACCATCAGGTACAGTATAAGCCGCACTATCTTGGACAACACCATCAACACTTACAAGTATTTCTTGTACTGAACCTATTGTTCTTCCAAGTGCAAAGGTTGTATCAGAACCATCACCATTAAATCTTACGACAGCAGGTGGAGCTTGAAAATTAGCTGGTACTACGTTTCCAATATAAGCCATATTTACTCCTATGTACTAATTGCATCCACAACAGATACCCAAACATCTGCTGAACTTGCAACACTTGCCTTTACCTTTAAGGCATCACCTGAAACCATAACAATCTTAGCACCACCATCAAGAATCTGCAATGTTCCTCCTACTGGTATTGGTGCATCTTTAACAATGTGTATGTCGTTTGATCCATCATTGATGTAAACTTCTACTGTAATTTGTGCTGTATGCACATTTGCTACTGTTATACCAACTATGGCATCATCTGAGTTTGCAGTTCGCAGTGTCGTTGCACCTGTACCAACTGCATTTGCTGTATTTCTTTCAAAATCTTGTGCCATTTACTTCTCCTTTAAAGTGCAATCGCCATAGCTGTAGCAAAACCTTTTGTTGCAGCACCAATATCGCTTGCAACTTCGCTTGTACTTCTACTTTCTAGTCCATTAGCTGTAAATCTAGCATATTCATCATCTGCAACGCTACTGCTATCTATTTTTACTGCGTTTGTATTTGAAATACCAAATGTTAAAGATGCTTGTCCACCTATATCTGATAATACTTCAGCAGCACTTCTGCCTTCTACAGAAGTGCCATCTATTCTTAAAAAATCATTATCTGCAACACCTGATGTAAATACAGCTAAATCACCACTAGATATGCCTGTGGTAAAACTTTGTATTGTTTGCCAAGCTGAACCATTGTAAACCTTTAATACATTGGAGCCAGTATTAAAATACAAATCACCTGCATTAAGTGCGTCACCATCATTATCTACAGACGGATCACTTGATTTTGCACCTAAATATGTATCATCAAAATTATCCAAAGCTGATGCTGCACTAGCTGCACTAGCTGCTGCTGCTGTTGCACTATTAGAAGCATTAGTTGCTTGTGTAGATGCTGTGCTTGCACTTGTGCTTGCATTTGATGCCTGAGTAGATGCCGTGCTTGCACTACTAGCTGACGCTGTTGCACTGTTTGCTGAAGCTGTTGCAGAACTTGCTGCGTTTGTAGCTGATGTCGCTGCCGTAACTGCGTCAACCAATAATGCAAAATGGTCTGTATCTGTTAGTGTATCCCCAACAACGGAAGCTGCCACACAGATATAAACATTATTAAGTTGCCCAGCAGTTGTTGATTTTATTATATCTCTTTCGACATAAGCTGCTGTTGTAGTTGTTGCATCTGTGCCCTTAAAAATACCTAACTCTTGTGTAACAGATAACTCTCCTGAACTATCAAAAGCTAAAACTTTACTTGCTCTGTCTGATGCACCTACTGTGAATTCTGTAGATGTCATAGTATTAGTACGAGATATTTTTATAGACCTGTCTAATTCTTCTTGCATTTGTTGGTTAATAAATGTCAACCTGTCTAAAGCATCTTCATGTGTAGCTGCTGGAAAAGGATCATTTGCAACATAGTCTGTGGCTTGTGTAATAGCCATGTTGCGTCTTATAACAACAGTAACACCACTAGCAGGAGCACTCCCAAAAACAACATTACCACCACTAGAGTTACCTGCATTTGTAACTGTGTAATGCGTTGTAAGAGATTGCACAGTTTCAATTCCTGTGCTTGCTCTAAGTATTACAGTTAAATCAGCATCAGCAAATATCTTAAAGCCATAAGCAAAAGTAGTGGTACTGCCGTTGCCACTATAGCTGTTTCTTGTTGTGGTGCTACTAACTGTCATATCTACCTCATTTTTTTGTTATATACTTTTTTTGTAAAATAATCAAATTAAAACCTTACTGCTGATCTTGATGGTGGTATGTAATATTCTTGGTCCATGTCCTTTTCTATTCTTCGTTCCATTCTTTTTAAATAACCAGGATTTGTTTTTTCCATTATTCCGTATAAAAAAAGATAATCTAAAGCTGTTTTTGTATAAAATAAATTTATGTATGGAGTATTAGAAACTAACATTTGAAAACTTTTTCTTGTTGCTGCATCTGTTTTGCCTTCTTTTAAATCAGCATACAAACTAAACACATCATCAGCCGTTCCAAAAGTAGGTCCAGCCATAGTTGCTAAAAAAGAACGACCAAATCTATTAAACTCACCAAAAACAAAATCACCATATATACCAGCACCACCACCCTGCGTAAATGCTCTTACAAAAGTTATGTAATTAAAACCCTCTCTATCATCATATACTTCTGCTGGACTTTTACCTTTCAATATATCTTTAGTTGTCATAGATAAATAACCCATAACAGTAGTACCAACCATCATTTGTGCTATACCATATATACCACTTTCTCCAGCTTGTTTTTTTGCATGATATTGTTGTGACATACCTTTGGTAACATATGTTATTGGAAACCCTTTTAACTGCATGATTGCTCTGATAGCTTCGCCTAATACTGTACCTCTTTCTGTACCCATATTCATTATGGCTCTTTCTTTAGCACCTGGAGTTGGTATAGCTGTATCGGCTGCATCTGTTAAGTATGATGACAACTTTGTTCTAAGATTATCTTTGTACCTTTGTATTTCTACATCAGTTACTTTTCTTAATTTTCTTTTTCTTGTTAGGTTAGCTTCTCTTAAAGCACCTGCTTGTAGTATAGAAGCATCAACATCATCAACAGCAGACGGAACCAAGTAATCGTTACCATCTAACGCTTTTTTTTCCATAGAACTATAAACTGCCCAATCTTCTGCATTTATGCCGTATCTTTGTAGATTAAGCCTTGTCTTTGTAGGTATACTATCAAATGCTCTGTTTGTGTATGACGCTAAATCTGCTGAGATCATTCTTGCCAATCCAGTTTTTTGTGCATTGTTCCACCAAGTCATACCATTTAATCTAAAAAACATCTGGTGCATTTTACCCATCATTCCTGGCAAACTATCATTAGCACCAAACCTAGAGTGCACATCACCTAAAAAGTTTTCAACACCTACATTTAACAAGTAAGCTAATTGTTTTTGTTCTTTACCACTATAGTTCCTAAAAATATCACTAAATGCTTTTGCATATGAGGTAAATATATTTCTATCTGTTCTTGAGTTGATAAAAGATGCTTTTGTAGCTATATCTGAAAATGATGATATTGTTGCTGCACCTAGTTTTGCCATGTTTTGTAACATACGCCAAGCTGCACCTATACCTGCAAAATCAACAGTTCCACCTAACAATAATCTGCCTGAACCTCTAGCTCTTGTTGTGCCATCTAACTCTTTAAACTGGTTTTCTAACCTTTTTGTTTTTATTGTATCTTTAGCCTTAAAGTTAGTTTTATTTATTTTTTGTGCGTCTTGTAATATTTTATCAAACATAGCTTTTGGATTAGTGCCAAATGTTTCCATCAAACCTATTGACTGACCATCATGTATTATACCATTGGTGACTGCTTCACTAAACTTTTGTCTGGTAAATTTAGACGCATACTCAAATGCAGCTTGACCATCCTTAAAATGTATTACTCTTGATGTACTAAGTTTTTTAGCTAAGTTAGATGGTCCTGTAAATCCAAGTAACTGATCTCCCATTTTGTCTGTACCATCTACTTTTTGATGTTGTCCTGACACTAAGTTGTCATATATATCGCCTATAAAATCTTGATCTGTATATTCAACACCATCTTTAAACTGACTTTTACTTTCAAATGTCTGCTCACTAAGTCTAATATATGAACCACTACCATCCTGCTCTAACATATAATTTACCCAATTATCTTTACCTTCTTTTCTCAACATAATTGGATCATGTCCTTGACGCACAACATAATTTTTCAGTTCGCCTATCACAGCACCATTTCTATTTTTTCTTTGTAAAATTTGTTTTTGTAATTTTTGCACAATTTGTGCTATTTCAACTGCTTCTTTTGCACCAGATACACTTAAATCCATAGAATCAGGTCCATCAAACATAGCCTTATATATCAACTCATCTAAATCACCTGACTTAAATAAATTTTCTAAATCTTTGTTTCTTAGAAGTGCAAGTAATTGTCCTGTGTATTCCGTACTTATTGCTTGTTGTCTTCTGTCAACGCTGCCTAATCCATCATCAATAACCCTTATGTCACCAGTTAATATTGCTTCTAACGCAAGACCTGGATTGTCAGGATTATCTTTTAACTTTGTCATAATTTTTGTGTAGGCTCTCATGTTGAGCAACCTAGTTTTTCTCATAATAGCAGCGTTTATTCTTGCCTGTTTTGCTATTTCTTTTGCTAAATTAAATAAATCTAAGTTTTGATCTGCACCTGCATTAGCCATTTTTTTAGCTAATTTTTTTTCTAGTATAGCTACTATCTCTTGAGCTTCATCTGCTCCTAAGTTTATACCTGCTCTTTTAGCTGCTTCTAATACCTCATCCACGCAACTCATTAGCTTTTACTCCTAATAACGCATTGTGCTCCAACCTGTGTTGCCGTATCATAAGATACTCTTGCTTTTTCTGCTGCATCATCTACTTCTTTCATAGTCCTTTTTGCACCTTCTAAAGTTTTCTTGGCAACATCTGGTAGTGAATTTATTATTTCAGGGTCCTCTAATTCTAACATCATAGCTTCGTTTTCTGCTTCTATATCTTCTACTTTAATTTCTCCTAGATCAGCAGTATCGGAATCTATTTCATCTACTTTGTCAGCATACTCGTCTAATTTACCTAACTTTTGCTGACCTATACTTGCTGTATCTCTTTGATCGTTAAGTTGCTGTGGTGTTAGCTGTGCACCTTCTTGTGTAGTTACAGTTTCTTCTATAGTGTTTGTATCTTTTGCACCAGCTTCGGCAGTTTGATTAGTAATAGGGTCTTTAGGTCTAACAACAGTTTCTCCTTTTAGTTTTCGTATTTGAATATCTAATGCTTTTAGACTTGCTTGTTTACTTGCAACCTTTGACTCATCTACAATCGTTTTTTCTTTTTTAAATATTCCCTGTTTTACTTTAGTTCCTTTTTTTGCATCTTCTAATTGACTACCTATAATAAATTTTGCATCTTCTAAAGATTTAATTGCTTGTTTTTTGTTCATGCCACCAGATTGACCAACTCTTGTTAGATCGTTTACAGTCGCAGACATATCATCAAGACCAACCTCGCTTAAATCAATGACAAAATCTTCATCATAAATAGATTTGCTAACTACATCACTTTGATCTACAACCTTTTCTGTACCATCAGTATCTTTAATAGTAACGATACCCTCGTCATCAACCCTTACCTTTTCTACTATTCTTGGCTCGCCATTTGTATTATAAACTGTAATAGTCTCATTTTGTTCTGTTTCAGGTTTTATTGTAGTTGTTTCTGCATCTTTTATTATAGGCTCAACTTTTACTTGCTGATCTCCTAATGCTTGCCCTAGTGCAGTTTGCTCTGCTCTTGCCCTTGTCTGTGGTGGTGTTTTATTTATTCTATCTGATATTTTACCAAACCCAACATGAAGTCCACTTCCTAAAGCACTACCTACAGCAACATTAAGAAAACTATCTAACAAAGTATAACTTTGATCTTGTTCAGCAGCAGCAGCACCTATAATTAATGGCTCTAAAACAGCAGCACCAACGGCTCCGTCAACAGCACCTTTCATAGCTCTTGAACCACTTTTGCCAAACTTAGCTGCCATTGCTGCAACTCTAGCAGGACCAACGGCAGGGATAAAAGCACTGGCTATATTTAACGGATCAAGAAAGCTACCAGCTATAGCTACACCAAATTGTGCAGCACCTAGACCAAAACCACCCTTAGATCTTTGTAGAGTTATTTGAAAATCACGCCTTCTATCAACTCTTTCAGCTAAAAGTTGTGCCAATCCTTCTTTGATGCCATCATCACCAACTTGTATTCCATCTCTGTAATATTCGCTTTCTTTCCATGTTTCTTTCGATATAATATTACCTGCATCTGCTTTGCCTGTGTATTGTTCAGCTAGTCGGTCTAAAGCATTTAAAGGATTATAGTACATAGTTTCTTGAAATGTCGCACCTAAAACATCTAAGGTTCCAGCCTTTGATAAATCAAAATATTGGTTTGTTAAATTAGGATCGTCAGTCTGCTCTGGTATATACATTCCTACCATTAGAATAATTGCCCTGTTGTTTTAAAATGATCTATTAGCTTACGTTTTTTTTCTATTATCATACCTGCACCAGACTCTATTTCATTATACTTATCTAGTGTTAAAGCAAGATTTTCAAAACTTACAGTTATAAATTGTGACATACCTGACGGAACTCCAGGCATTGTACCTGAGTCTTTTCTTTTTACCATGTTACCTAGTTGATCTACCATATATACACCAGTGCCATCTGTTGTTGTTCTCCATGTACCTCTTTGGGTAAGATCTGTATAATATTGTTCTCGCCATTTACTTTTTGCTGCGTCATCTAATCCTAATGGTGCAGGTGGTGCTTCTATTGTTTGTTTTAAATAATCAACATTATAAACTATAGATGTTTGTAAAATATCACCAAGAGAGTTAGCAACAGGTTCATATTCAATTCCAAATCTTACAGGCGTTTCATTGACCTGAACAAAGGTATTATGATTTCCAACAACTTCATTGTATGCCCTTTTAGCTGCTTCTGTAGGATCGGAAACCAAGCCTTCTCTCAAATAATAATTAGCTGTATTTATTGCTATGCTTCTTAAATTTTGAATATGGTTAGCTCTACCTTTTGTAAAACCACCACTTAAAACATCATCAAATCCACCACCAACTATACTTATAGAATAATCACTAAACAAAGTAGACATTTCTGAACTTACAGTTTCTCTGTCAGTTTTAGGCACGCCAACAATAGAATCTTTGTTCAATTTAATATTTTCTGCTGTGTTAGCAGTTATTGCACCTTTAATCCTTACATCATTCGGATAAGCAAGCAAAAGATTATCTACAGTGGATATTTTTCCTGTATTTATTAAATGTCGTAAAACTTTGTTTTGATGTGCTCCAAAACTTTGTATAAAATCATTACCAATTTTTGCTTTTTGGTTATACGAAATACCTGTTTCATTAAACTCTGTTTCAAACGCATCTAACTGTGCATTAGATGTAACCCTTCTTTCCATTGCAGATATATCCATTTCAGTTTGTATGCTTAACATTTTGCTTATAGTTATTTCTTCTGTAGGATTTTGTGATTTATAATAACCAATAAAATCATCTTTTATTAATTTATCTCTTACACTTACTTGTGCTTTAAAGGAATTATAAACTAATTTATCCTCTTTTTTTCCTGATTTATTCCAGTTAAGTTTTAATTCATTCAACTTATCTGCTGTCGCTTGTTTGCTGTTAAACTTAATTGATTGAAAAGCACTTGATGCTTTGATTTCAGCGTTTATTGTTTGTTTAAATTCATTAGCCAGTTTATATTCTTCTGCTAAATTTAAAGTGTTAAAAACCTGATCTACTTTCTGTTTGTTTTCGTCACTAATAACACCATCACCACGCAAATCAGATGTTATGTCACCAATAACTGTTACAGAATTAGCAACTTCCCTTTTTGCCTTTTCTTTAATTTCTGTATTAATAATTTGCCTTATAACTTCCCTTGAACCAGCGTTTTCTATTTCAGGAAACAATCTATCATTCCCTTTGACATCAAGATTGTTAGACATATTTTTAAGCTCAGACAATGATTTACCTTGAATATTTACATTAAGATTATTTCTTATGTCATTGATTTCTTTAGATAATAATTCGTTACGTCTTGTTTCTGCTTTTGCTTTTACGCTTTCTAATATTCTTATAGGTAACTTACTTGGATCTACTTTTATCTTTATTCCTTTTTTATTTGTAATTTCTATTAAACCACCAGACTTTAATTTTTGTAATTCTTTTTCAAATTCTTTGTCATCAGTGTATGCTTTGTCATTAGTTAAAAATATATTACTTGCTAATCCATCTGCGTATTCGTTTTCTATTCTTTTTTCTTCTGCGTCTAATAATGTGTTTAACTTTAAACTTGTATCAGGCATAAATGTTTCGTTTTTTAAATTAGCTTTTAATTCAGTTACTTCTTCTAAGCTATTCGCATTTCCTGATAATAAAGTATAATCATTTATCTTTATGACATTAGATGCTTCGTCATATGTTTTATAATCTAAGTTTGCAGTTTCACCATTTTCGGTAGCTATATTTATAGTCTCTCGAAGCTCTTGCTCCATAGCATTTCGTAAAGGATTACCTATAGGTAACTTACTTATTTCAACAATTAAAGCATTGCTACTATTTTTATGCAATGTAGAATTATAATCTCTACCTCTGTCAAAAGCTAAGTTTTTGCCAACTTGCATCTTTGATCCCTGATGCAGAATCATTTGTGTTTTTATCGACTTAATTTGATTAGGTGTCAATTTCAATTTAGAATAATTTTTTTCAAATTTTTTATTATAATCTTTCAATTCATCTTCAGCTTCTTGCGTACTTGTAGCCTTACTATTTCTTATCAAATCATTTACTTCATTATTATATTGTGTTTTTAATTCGGCAAATGCAGCTTTTGTATTTTCTTCTTTTTCTTTCATGCCAAACTGATAAGCTACATCACCAGCCTTTTTAAATAAATCAGCCGTAGCTAGTTGAGCACTAACAAATGCCTGTGGGTTTGCTCTAACATTAAATTGAGTTGCAGGAGCCTTTACTCTCTGTCCTAGTTGGTCGTATGTAGGTATCTTTGGCATATCTTATCCCATCAAAGTTGCAGCTTTAGAGCCACTTTCTATTAAATTTGCATAGGCTTGTGTTTTAAGAGCAGAAGATCTTGACGCACCTTCTGCTCTTATCATAGCAGCTTGTGCTGTTTTTGCTTGTTCTTGTATACTGCTTGCATACCTAATTGCTATAGCATCTTCTTCTGTTTTCATAAATGTATCTCTTAATGCAAGCAAATTACTACCAGTACCTACAACAACACCTGATTTTGCAGCAGATACTCTTTGTGCTGAAACAAGTTTATCCGAACCTTCTCTAAGTTTAGCTTGTTCATCTCTTGCAGAACGCTGTAATAAAACTTTTTCATTTTCAGCAATTTTAGCATTGTACTCAGCAGTCAACTTAGCGTTTTTAGCTGCTGCTTGACTTGCTTTAAATCCCATAATAGCAGTTATGCCTGTTGCTGCTGCTGCTTGATTACTCATTACGCCACCCTCGCAAAACGATAATAGTCTGAACCATCAGGACCATACTTTTTCATTAAACCTTCATTTTCAAAACCTAACCACTCTACATATCTAACAGCTTGCTTATCATTTGTATGCACGCTTGCCTGAATACGTTTTAACTTAGCGTTATCTTGCACATGATCTAACAATAAACTAGAATATTTTGCAGCAGCAAATGGCTTTTTGTAAGCCATGCTTGACATAATAAACCATGCTTCACCTACGTTTTCCCACAATCCATATACACCACCAATCATAAAAACCTTGCTTTCCTGCAATGCTGTGTATGCACTAATACAACTTTCTTTCATCATAGCTGCTTTTGAGCTTTCTGGAAAATGAAAATTAGTTTCTATCATTTCTAAATCTTTTTTTTCAAAATTTTTAATTTTAAGCATCAAATGTATTAGACCTTCTCATAATAGCTAATATTGTCATAGGCAATGGCTGTGTCTGCCTTATAACAATCTTTGCATCATTATCATACCCTGATGGAAAAGATATTTCTTTATCACCAGTAAACAATGGTACAGCTTCATCCATATTCATACTGCTATCTCTAAATGGCAATCTGTCAAGGTTACTTGTATCAGGACCTAACTCTGCACCAACTGTTTGAAAGAATCTAGCCGTAACACCATGTATTCTTTTTATTTTACCTTGTGCAATACCATCTTCTGCACCTGCTTCCATACGCAATGTTTCTAATGATGATGTATAACCATAACCAATATGAACTTTAGATGAGCTTCTATCTAATGTAATTGCACCACCACTAACTGTTTTATCAGCGTGTGCAGACCCATCAGCTAAAATGGTTACTGTTACACCTTCAAGATGATTTAAGCCTGTAATAGACGTTGTAGCACTACCACTGTATGTTAACCCACTATCTACAAAAAAAGCATCTGCCACAGCATCATTAAAATATAATGACTTGAGAAAAACTATATGTCTTACAGTCGCACTGTTAATAGTTCTCTTTACACTTAGATAAACCTGATCTTCTGCACCACTGGGTATAGCTGTAATACTTTCTACCACACCACTACCACCTAAACTGTGCTCATGCCAACCCACTGTAGCATTAGCTCTGTCATAAGTTAACCCAATAAGTCTGCCATCACTATGAACAAACCACAATAATAACTCAGGCTCCTGTTGCCAAACCATGTCAGTTAAGCCACCTCTAGCCAAATGATCTGCTAATACAGTTAAATCAACACCCAACAATCCATCTGTATCTAAATCAAAGGTAATCTCTTTTACTTTTTCTGCACCTTTTTGTATTAATATTGTACTGTTACCTGCTCTCAATGGCTTTACATTACCTGTACCAAACGTAGTTTCTCTAAGGACATTTACATTTGTAGGTGTGACTGGCTCTGAACCTGCACCACCTGATAACGTAAACTCAGCACTTGTAGTTAATAACTGTAAGAATCTAGCTGGTAATAAATGCTTTATCACGTTTACTTGGTCTGAAGCTATCGTTACATTTATAGCTGCATCATCTGTGGTTCCTGGTGTATGGTTTTCAAAATCAGCAGAAACACTACCAAATATAGTCTGTGGTTGATCTGTGGTTGCTGCAAAATACAAGCGTTCCTCATAAAATCCGATAGCTCTTGGAAACCCTGTAGTTGCACTAAAACTACCTAATGACCACTTTGTTGTCGCATTGCTTGATCCAACAACCTGTGCTGGTAGAACAGCTATGCCACCATCATCTGTTTGAACTGAAGCTGTAACAGTTGTTGCGTTTGTATACCCTGTAATCTTTACATAGCCAGTATCATCATGCCTATATTCCCAATTTAAACTGCCATATGTTTCTGTGCCTGATGTGTGTACTGGTGGCGTGTTACCTGATGTCTGCGTAGATCCAGTCGTATGTTTATAAACATGACCATTATATCTCACAAAAACATTGTTTGCATAGCTTGTGCTTGCTGCCCATTCATCATAAGTTATTTCTAATACCTCACGAAACCTAATTAATCTACCAACATCTGTGCTTGCAAATAAATCAGCACTTGCTGTTATTGTTACAGAACCATTATCTGCTGAAGCGTACAAAGTAGTTGTCGTTATGTTTTCATCAAGATAAGGACCATCAGTAAAATCAATGTCTGTTAATGTCCATGATGTATGACTTGTTCTTGTTAACTTTGCAGGTTCATGACTGTTATGTGCAAGAAACAAAACATCTGCTGACTGTGCAAAGTTAATGCTGGATAACTGACTTGTCGTGTAAGTTGTTGTTATCTCTACTATTTTTCCAACTGTTCCTGCACTTCCATAAGTTGTAAAAGATGAACTGTTTACACCACTTAACTGGAATGTATTTGTTGTCTTTCCTGCAACTGTAAACTCTTTGTTGTTTACCTCTGTCATACCAACAACACCAGTAATAAACACTCTGTCACCATTATTCAAACCATGTGAATTAGATGTCACCACTGCTGGGTTTGCTTTTGTTATTGCAGATATTGTTGTTGTAGCTTCTGTCACTAAGCCACCATCTTTAAATACTCTTATGTAATTATTACCAAATTCTAATACATAGGCTTGTGTATCACTAAACTCAAAGTTAATTAATCTTACCTGACCACCATCTTTTGTGGTTCCTGCGTAATATGTTCCAGGTCTACGAGTAACACCACCTTGAGGAAACACAATCATGTTCTCTAATTCTTTTACAGCTTCATTATATTTCTGTAAATCAATTCTACCCTCTAGGCGTGGAGATATTTCACCTGCCCTAAAGTTAGTGATAATAGACGATACTCTAGCCATATTAGAACCTTGCGTTAGTGTAAGTATCTGCCTGTAATTGTTCTGGATAACCCTCTAGTGCATCCATGCTCCTAGCTTCACTAAGCCTTGCCTGATATAAAGAATACATAGATTGAGCCAAAGCATTACTACCAGTTATAGCATAAGCTGTTTCAGACGCTAACCTGTGTGCAATAGTGCTACTAAGCAAAGAATCAAATTGTTCTGTATCTGTAACCCTACCTATATAAATAATAGAACAAGTACCCTCATTAGAAAGTATTTTCCTGCCTTCTATTTTATACATAACATTACTGTCATACGCAGCAATTTCATTGTTAACGTTAGAGTTCCAAAAAGAAATAACTCTTAAACAATAAGGATCTGTAGGTAATGTAAATTGATAAGTAAATCCAAACGAAGGTGCAGTGCTATCTTGTGCTAAAGATGTCCTTGATATAGCTACATTCCAAGTGTGTGCTCTTAAAACAGCATCTCTTACTGTTTCAAATCTTCTATTACAAAGTCGTGCTTCTTTAGAGTTTTCTGTCAATGCAGTAATGGTCGCTGCACCAAGTAAATCCATAGCTTCATTACAAATGTCTACTACTGACGGCATATCAAACTCCTAAAGGTAAGGAGCAGATTAACTGCTCCCTACATTTTTTTTAGTTAACAACATAGTGTATGATAAATGACATATCACCTGCTGTTCCACCTGTTGCATTAAAAGTCGCTGCAACGTAGTAGTAACCACCTGGATCAACTGAAGCACCAGCATTTTCCCATAACTGAGTACCAATAGTATTTATATCGGCTGCTTCTGTTCTGAGATCTGCCACTGCTGTAGTTCCATCAGCAACAGAAGTTGCATATAGATCTTCGTCTACAACTGTTCCATTTGTCTGATATAACCCTACGTTAAATGTGCATGATCCACCGAGTGCATCTGCTGCAACACTTAAAGCTGTGATTGATGCGTTACTAGGAATTGGTGCAAGCATAACAATATCATTGTCTGTGCTATCACCAGCAGCTAGTGCGACTGTGCCTTGAGCAACACGCAAAACGCCATGTAACTCGTGAGCATTACTTGCAACTTGAGGAGTAGCTTCAAAATTTGCTACAAGAGTTGTGTTTTTAGTAGTCATTGTTCACTCTCCCTTAAGCTGATTCATCACAATCGATTTGCACAATCTTAGATTCTTCCATGCGTGTGGCTCCAACACTCATGCAATAATAAACCTGAGTAGCATAACCTTTGTCTGCTCTCTCGTCTATTCTTGCTGCTACGTCTTTACCTATGCCTAGAGCAATCCCATCCTCTGCCCATGCAAAGCATGATCGGATGTTTGATGCAAGCGATAGTCTGTTTGTTACAATAAACTTGAAACCCATAAAAGTATCAACTTCACCCTGAACAAGAGCCTTAACTGTATTAAAGTCAGAACTTGTTACTGATGTAGTATTTAACAGAGCTTCAATCTGATTAGGACCAACTGCAATATATCTTGGTATTGATGGGTCAACGTCAGCTAAATCTAATATTTTTTTAGCTTGAATTAACTTAGCAACAGACATATCTGCACTACCATTTGCAATCTGATTATCAGATGAAAAAGCAGTAGTAGTTGAACCTGTTTCGCCTGTAAAAGCATTTCCAAGTGCAGCAGTAATGATAACGTCATCCATTGCTCTACCCATTGCAGCAGCAGCAGCCATTGCATAAGAAGATGTTGGATCGATTAACATTCTGACTTTATCTTGGTCATCAATTAAATCGGCATACTCGTAATCAGCTAAACTCACTCTACGCCTTGCGTGAGGTGTGTCTATCTGTGGAGTGTCGGCATGACGGCTGGTACGCAACTGAGCAGTAGCAACGCCTACCTGATCGAAAAAAGCATTTTTCCCTGTAATATTCTCTACACGAACTGCATCTCTAAGACGGCTTCCCATCTGTTGAGACAGCATCTGTACGTTAGCAGAATACTGTTGGACAAATGCTGTAGTTACTGTGGCTGACATTTAAGTCTCCTTTGTAAAAGTTACATTTGATTTATTTGCAGTGTGCTACCCTTTACGGACACTCCTAGTTTTTAAAGCCGACTTTAGGCTATCGTCTATCCGATTGTCTTGAGGACTCGTTGCCAAGCTACCCTGCATAACCCATTTGTAATATATATCAGCTTGTTTCTCTGGATGCAACAAATCTCTTTGCGTTCCAAATTCTACAGCAAATCTTAAACATTCCAAACGAATATGTTGAATTGGGGTTAACTCATTATCCATGAATGTACCCCATTAATTCTTGCATACGTTCTATAGCACGTTGCCTTCCTATAGGATCTTTCTTATTCCAATAGGCGTGTGTTTTATCGTTCATTATAGTATCAACTTCTTGTTGTGCCATCTGTGGTGTGTAAGCTCTATTAGTTGCATTGTCACTAACAGTATCTTCACTTGTTACAGTAGATTTAAAATCTCCCATAGCAGCAAAAGCCTTTATAAAAGCTGGGTGATTGCCAATTAATGTTCCATCTTCTAGTTTCATTTTCAACAAATCACTACCACCAAACTGCTCAACAATATCTTTTGCAGCCGTTACTTTTTGCTCAAAAGCCTGACCCCATTCTTTCTGAAGTTCTGCTGCTGTCTGCTCTGCTTGTTCTTCTGCTTGCTGTGCTAGACCTTCGCTTGTTTGTTGAACTGTACTTTTATAATAATCCAACACACCTTGTGCTTGTTGTGGTGTAAGTCTTAGATTATGTGCAATGTCTGCATATTGTGTAGCTATTTCTTCAGTTATAACATTACCATCAACAGGCAACTCATATCCCTGTGGTGTTTCTGGTCTGCCTAACTTACTATAAATATTATCTAAATCTTCGTCTGTAGGATTTTTTGGTAACGGAACCTTGTCGCTACCTATCAATCTCTGTGCATTTACATAACTCCTAGCTAAATTACCAACATCTTTTATTGGTGATAGACTAGGATGTTCTCTTAATTCTTCTGGTATCATTTCCATGAAACTGTTACCAGACCCACCTTGTGCAACCTCTGATGGTGTTTCCATCACTGTAGGCTGTACTGGTTCGGCTACCTGTTCAGCAACTTGTTCAGACATATCTACTCCTCTTTCATCATGTTATATATGTGTAGTATTACTGCCCTTTTACCTTCTTCAAAGGCTGTAGCATTGGCATCTCCAGCTACATAACTTGAAGCACGCCAGTTACAACGTATCTCCAAATCTTTTAAAACTTTTTTACCAGCGTTACCTTCAAAAGCATCTTTATACATTACTTTTAGTTGTGCTATCTGTTCACTCATTTCCACCAACCATTCTTACAGCTTGAGCAGCTTGTCCTACTGTAGCAACATCTTCTTGCTCCATTTGTCTTTCCATTTGTTCTTGTTGCATCATTGCACGCTGCTCTCTTTCCTCATCAATAGATGACTGTGGCTTTAAAACTTTTTTCGGAACTCCTAATGATTCCGTTAAGTAATTTACTAATCCATCAGGATCTATATGATCTCCAACTGGTAATTGTTGTGATAGTGGCATTAGTATTTCTAATGCTCTTATTACACCATTTACAGAACTTGACTTTTGTGCTCTAGCTAATGGTGACACATATTCAATATCAATATCTAATCCTTGTAAAACCTCTGGTGGTGTAGCAAGCATATCTGCACGAAGCATCAAAGCAAACGCCCTGTCAATCAAAGGTCTTAGCATTTCGTTCATTAATCTACCAAGCACAGGACCTATAACTCTCATTCTTTCTTCTTGTCTTTGTATAACTTCTGTCGCTGTCATGTTAGGTGTACTGCCACTTAATAATTGGTCAACGAAGAAAGCAGAACGAATTGCTAATCTTCGTTGTTCTTCCATATTTAATCCAATAGGTATGTTTGCACCAGTTTGTAGTGGTGTTATTGTATCTCTTGAGCCTGATCTGTAAAAGTTGAGACCTCCAGGCTGGGTTCTAATGGGGAGTAAGAACCCATCATCAGGCACTAATAGTGGAGGATCTATCATTTTTTGTGCTGCTTGTATGATTGTTTTAGACATTAAGTTAATCATCTTTACGTCTGGCAATGCAACCATAGCTGGAGATCTACCCATCACTTCTCCTGTTGCCTTTAAGAAGCGTGGTACAACGTAAGGTAGTTCCTGAAAACCACTCTCTGCCAATATCATTTTTGTTTCCATGCAAATATACATAGATGCAAATGGCATATTCTTATTATCTTGTTTCGTTGGATCTCTTTCTTTTCTAGGCATCACAACATGAAGTATCTCTACATTTTCATCAGGCTTCTTTTCAAATGTCTTTCTTATAAATGGACCTACATTATCAACGCCAAATCTTTGCACAGCTTGCCTTGCAGGAAGTTCATACTTTCTAAACACTGTATCAACAATACCATACTGATCCTCTGTTACATAAAACTCTGATATATGCCTTGTGCTAAATCGTAATGTCTTGTCATCCATTTCAACAAACATACACCCAGTACCAAATACAACAAGGTCAACATACATTTCATGGACTTCTGTTTCAAAGTTAGACATAGTAAAAGCACGCATCATTCTTTGCGAACTATCTTCTAACCATCTTTGTACTTCTTCATCCCTGCCCAGTTCTTCATTTTTCATAGTTAAATGAAACCAAGCACTTGCACCTGATGTAAGCATACCATGCAAACTAGATGATAATAAATCTACTGATTGCAGAGCCGTACCATCAAAGATAAGTTCCATTCTCTTTTCACCACGACTTCTTTTCTTAACTATGTCTGCTTTTCTTGGCAACATATAGTCAGCTAACTCTTGGTAATGATTATTCCAGTTATCTCTCTGACCTTCAACGTGTTGAAATCTAGCAACTATATCTTTGACATTCATCATAATTCTATCCTAACAAAGTTGGTGTGCCACCTGTAGTGTCTGTTGTATCGCCTAATGCACCAGCAACAATCGTACTGCCACGACCTCTGCGTTTTTTTCTTTCTTGTGCTTCAGCTTCTCCAGCCAATGCAGCAGCCTTTTCGTAATCAGCTTTTTCAGGTTCTTCTGGAACTGGTGGTGGTGGTGGAACATATACTTTTGGTTTTAAAAATGACATTATAATCTCCTACGTTACTGCTCTTTTAGAAGCAGGTCTTGTTAATACTCCATAACCTTCCATAATAGTACCAGCTTGCCCAACACGCCTTGTTCTTTTTCTAGCGTATCTTGTTGTTATAGGCTCGTCATTAGGTATTATTTCAGGCGTAACTTCTGGGGTTTTTTCAGGCGTCAGATCTGCTTTTTTAGGTGGTTGTGTTGGCGTGTTGTCATCACTACCTTTATTGCCGTCACCTATAGGATCAAAGTCTGGATTACCACTGTAAACCCTTGCACCTAAAAAGTTTTTACCAACAACACCTTGATAATCTCCTTTATCGTCAGTAATCATTTCACCACCACGCCTTAACTCTTTAGCTTGTTGTGCTTTTGAAAATTGTGTAACTAATGATAAAGTACCTGCACCTGGTATTGCAGCATCCATTAATTTATTGCCAGTAATTGACGCAGCTTCTGCTTCTCGTTCTAATTTTTGTGCTTGCAAATTTTCTGTAAGTCTTGTGAAATCAAGTGGATCTTGCACACCTGATTTTGCCATTTCTTTCCTTTGTTTGTTAGCTTTTGCTTTAGCTACATCTTTGTTAGTCATAGAGTTTCCTGCTGAATCTCCACCACCACTAGGACCACCACCCATGTTACTTTCCTTTCACAATATGCCACCCTAACTTTTCAGTTTCAGGTCTAAACCAAAAGGCTTTTTTAAAACCACTACGCATAAGCATCCTTTTTAAAACAAGGAATCCCATTCTTGTATAACCTTTTTTTGCAATAAAGTCTACTAACCAAACATCACTGCCACCACCTTTATATCCATTTACAGGAAAATGTTTTGTTTCCACATACTCATCTACCTGTTCATTTGTAGGGAATCCCCATGTAGCAAAAACTAACGGCTCATGTAAATCGTTCTTCATAATTTTATACTGTCTAATTGATAAAGGTTTTTCAATATATTTTTGTATCATACCAACATCCCAATTTCTGTGATGCTCACTATACTGCACCATTTCTAAAGCATCTTCATAGTCTTGACCATACATCATAGCGTAAACGGATTGTACTCATTCACTGCCACAGACTGTGGTGGTTTACTCATTACAGTACGATTCTCCAACCCAATAGCTAAATACCTAAACGCATCAGCACTGTGACTCGTAAAGTCATGGCGTGGCTGATCTCTAAATATCCTTTTTCTTTCATCCCATTCCTGCCTATATTGCCGTAACATCTCTAGACCTTCAGCACATTTATCCCTATCAAAGTAACATTTAGGTATCATCATCCTTGCAGCATTGATACCATCAGCAACTTTCATCTTCGGTATAACCCTAAAACGTATACCCAAACTAAAGGCAGTCTCTAATCTCGATTTCCCACTACCCAGTTCTCGAACCTCAATATCATGTGGAGCAAGATGATCTCCCCAGTGATAATCTTTCTTTCGCAATACTTCAGCGTAATGGTCCAAACCAACGCCACTATTCTCATAATAATCAATAACATTAACAGCACCCCCTCTGTAAACCTGTGCAAACCAAATAGCCGTACTATCATTAATACCTAAATCCCAAGCCGTATGTACTGGCAGTGCAGGATCGTATGGCACTCTCGTAATCTTTCCATTGTCATCTAAGTCAGCAAGCAACTTACCATAATACGCACCAATAATCGCAGCCGTAAACGAACACTCATACTCTTGCTCATACTGCTCTGGTGTCATTTGCACTTGTGCAGCTTCTAACTCTGTGTCTTTTACAAGTTTTGTCTCACTAGCTTTTGCAATTTTCCAATACCACTGATCAGAACCTTCTTCACCCTGTTCTTTAGCTTGTTGCAATATATCAAAAAAATGATTATGCCCTGCTGGTGTACCTAAAAAGATGGCACTACCCTCTCTATCCGATAGTGCTGGTCTTACAACCTCCCCCCATACTCTAGGGTTCTGCATCCCATACTCGTCAAACACACACAAATCTAAGTATATACCTCTCAACGCATCTGGATTCTCACCTGACAATAACATAATCCTACCATTATTAGGAAAGTCTGCCCTTAACTCAGTTTCGTTAAACGTTACGCCTGGTATAACTCCAGCATAATACTTTACATAATCCCAACTAATCCTCTTAGCTTGCGTAAACGTAGGAGCCACCAAAGCAACTCTTGGTCTTGGTAAAGGACAAGTCAAAACGTGCTTTATCATATGATTGACAGCAAACACAGTCTTACCAAATCGTCTGTGCATCACAAGCACATTCCATCTTTTCAACTTATTGTGCATTTCAGCCTGTAAGTCTCTAGGCTTATAGGGTATCTTAACTTGCATCCTCTGTACCAGTCTCCCAAACTATCTTCAATGAACCATCACTAATCTCAACGCCTGTTCTATTCTTAGCTTCACCAAACCTGTCTGGCAATACCTTCTGCACCTTCCATCTCACATGATGCCCATAATCCCTCAATAAATTAGGGTCATAGTTCTTTCGCCCATGCAACGCATCACCATACATATCCTCTAGCTCCTCAAGTGCTTTCTCAGCAGCCTGACGTTGTGCAGTCTTAACACTGGTGTCTAGTTCTGTATCTTTGCTCATATAGCGATATAACGTAGCACGACTAACCTTTGCATCTTGACAAGCCTTTACCAAGCTGTGCCCGTCTGTAATGGATGATATGATGTGCTCTTGTTTTGCTTTGCTTATCATGTGTGTGTAGAACTACCTATTAACATATATAAATGCGTGCTGGTCGTGCTGGGTGGTATACCTTATTATTTACCCCCCCCATGCCTTACCTTTTTGCGTTGTATATACTTTTTATTATTGCTTGGTTCATGTTTTTTAATTTGCCGTGCAAGATTGTCTTAACTCAATGTGAATTGAAACGTAAATACTATCCCTCTTTTATATGCAATCAATAAACTATATTGCTATTACAATCAATAATATTTTTACTATAATAAATAACTACTGCTGAAATTAATTTGCTAAGTCATTGTTTTTATTTGTTTCTTTTTGCTTGTATATAGAAATTATTTCTATATCATTATATATATTAATAACTAGCAAAGGAAGTAAAATGAAATATCAGACATTCTTATTAATAGCATTGTTTCAATTTATACTAATATTACCAATTAGTTTCTACTTAATGACTATTGGCTATGTTGGTCTATATTTTACATTGCTAATGATTAGCAGTTTAATCGCTGTAATAGCTTTATATTATCCATTAATTAACATTAACGACTAGAAAGGCAAAGACATGACAAATTATATTGACAATGACAATTATAAACACTCTCACAAATACGAAGAAATAAAAGAAACTTTTGATGACTTCATTAATGAAAATTCAAACTACTTGGAGGAGATAGGCGAAGAATTACATCATGAATGTTTTAATGCTGATTATTACATAATAGGGAGATATAAAGCTACTCAATGGTTAGGAGACCAGGTATTCAACATCATTGATATTATAGCAACATATGAAAAGGATAATTTTGGAGAAGTTACAACAGACTTCAAAGAGCCTGAAAGGGTTGTGAATATGTACGTTTATATTCTTGGAGAATACATAGTCCAAGACTATCAAGACCAATTAGAAACAGTTTAATCTTGTTACTCTTGTTAGTCTGGCTTGTCCAGACTAGCGAGAGCTACAAGCTCACAACCTAGCAACAAAGAAAGGCTATAACATGACTAAATTTGATTTTTACGCACTGTGTGGCAAGTATCTAATTGACGTTGATATTGCTTTACAAAGTGAAGAACTAAAAGAGCTTTTAAGAAACAAAGCCAACACAGAAACAATAGAAAACTTTTTAAAAGAGCAATTCTAAATGAAAAACATATTTAAATTAATAGCTATTAGCTTAATAGAATTATTATTTTTATTTACTATATTTGGCTATGCAATATTCATACTAATAATATTTAGCTAACAAAGAATTGTATAGGCTGGTTTTGTACCAGCTTATACATTAACAGAGCTACACGGCTCTTAAAACGGCAACAATGCCATAACTAGCAAAAGAGAAAGCATAAAACATGACAAAAGAACAACAACAAAAAATAATCGATCTTGTTAA